TAATAACTACGAAGAAAGTGTATTAGAATATTCTTATATCGTAAATCTGCACCAAGCCAGAAACTCTCTTGGTTCGGCTCTAGGGGGACCGACGGGGTCTTTTAACGAAAAAGGCGAACTAACCTCCGGATCAGAAGGTTTAGCTCTAAAGTATCCCAAATTTCAATTTGATTATGCCTTTAGAATTGCAGATAAATTTTCTTCTGAAGCTGTTGTTGGCGGCGTTGAACCAATCTATTCTGCTTCGTTTAATACCATAAATGATAAACAAGATTATGATTTACAAAGTATTGTTGAACTTTCATCGTCTACTGAAGTTGATTCGCCATTTTACGGGCTGGTAGGCAACAAAAGGGTTAAAATTCGTCAAGTTTATTATGTTTCACCTCGACAAATGTGGAGATTTTATGGTTATTATGGTGGCTTAAACGTAGTTGGAGACTTTCACAATTATGGTCAATATGCAGACGATTCAACTTTCCAGGTTATCCCTGTTTGGCAGAATAAAATACAGGCAATTTCTTACGAAGATCATTTATATACTAGAACTTCTCATTATTCATATGAATTGATCAGCAATAGTTTGAGGTTATATCCGATCCCTTCTACTGTTAGTCCAAATGAAATTTGGTTTAGATTTAGTATTGAAAGTGGTGATGCATATGCAACCGGTTCTTATGATAGCGGGGTAAATGGAATAAATAATATGAATACACTTCCATTTGCAAATCTTCCATTTGATAAAATTAATTCCATGGGACAACAATGGATTAGAAAATTTTCTTTGGCTCTTTCTAAAGAAACATTGGGGCAGATTAGAGGAAAATTTGGGGGATCGATTCCAATTCCAGGAGACAGCATTTCTTTAAATGCTTCGGATCTTTTAGGCCAAGCCGCCACGGAACAGGCTGCTTTAAAAGAAGAGCTAAATAAACAACTTGATGAGATGTTATATTCTAAATTGGCTGAGATTGACAAAGCGTTTGTTGAAAATACAGATGCAATTGTAGGTAAAGCGCCAATGAAAATCTATGTGGGGTAAGTAAATGAGTGATAAGTGGGAAAGACCAGTTCAAGCTCCTCCTCCTCTTTTTCTTGGAGAAAAGGAAAAAAACCTTGTCAAACAAGTTAATGACGAGATAATCGAAAGAGTTGTTGGGCAGCAAATTCTTTATTTTGCAATTGATATGGAAACAACGAATTTTCATTCTCTATATGGCGAGGCATTAGAGAAAAATTTTCTTCATCCAATTAGAATATATGCTTTGGTTGAGTATGGCGGAGTTGAAACAAGTTATATGGATAACGTTGGTATAGATAAAAAGACAACAGCAGTGGTTCGTTTTCACAAGAGAAGATTAACAGAAGATCAAAATCTTTTTGTTAGGGAAGGCGATTTCATCCGATATGGTGATATTTATTATGAAATAGTAAAAATTAATGAACCAAAACAGTTATTTGGCCAAATAGATTCTAAGTTTGAAGTAATAGCTGATTGTATCAGAGCAAGGGACGGATTATTCAATGCCGAATAAAGAAATAAGTATCCAGCCATCTACCATCGAAACAATTGATTTATCCGTATTCGATATGGTAGATAACAAGTTCGACTTACACACTAAAACAAATTTGGGCTTTAAAAAAGTACCAGTTTTGTGGATTTCCCCAGAAAGATCCTTTCATGTAAAAAATAAAGAAATTAGAGATTCGGTCGGAAAACTTAAATTACCCCTCATAACGATAGAAAGGAGCTCATTTTCTAAGGATCCTTCTTTCAAAGGAGGTTTTCAAGCGAATATTTTCCCAGATACTTTCGGACCCCGTGGTTATCGTAAACATCAAAAAAGAGTTGCTAAAAATATTGCGCAAGGTCCAACAAGAAAATTTGCATCTGCAGATGCATACAGAAATAAAGGTCAATATCATTATCCAACAGATAATAAAAAAATTGTTTATGAAGAAATATATACACCGATCCCAGTGTGGGTTACGGTTATATACACAATTACTTTGAGAACAGAATATCAACAACAAATGAACGACCTAGTGACTCCTTTCGCTTCTAGGACAGGAAATATTAACTGCCTTTTAATAAAAGAAGGAAACCACAAATATGAAGCCTTTATACAGTCGGATATGACATATGCCAACAACATGTCAAATCTTGGAGAAGAGGAAAGATCATTCAAAACCACAATCAATTTAAAGGTGTTAGGATATCTATTAGGAGACGGACTTAACGAGGAAGTTCCCAAGGTAATAAGAAGGGAAACTATTGTCGAAGTGAAACTTGTTAGAGAAAGAACTATAGTGGGAGATGAAAAGCCTTGGCTATCCGACAAGAAGAAATATAGAGAGATATGATGATTTTACAAATTTCTGTAACTATTTAATAAGAATTAAAACAATTAAAGGAGAAATAGTCCATGGCTAAAAAATTTGATTTCCTATCGCCTGGTATTCAAATGCGCGAAATTGACCAAAGCTTTATTCCAGTGGGAAGAGATGCAGAAGGTCCCATCATTATCGGTCGAACTAGAAAAGGACCAGCGAATAAACCTATAAAGATTAAAAATCTTGATGATTTTATCTCTGTTTTTGGAGCGCCCGTTCCGGGAGGAACAGGGGTCCAGGGTGATGTTTGGAGAGAGGGTAATGTTATTGGGCCGACTTATGCAGCCTACGCTGCTCAAGCATGGCTGGCTTCTGAACAAGCTCCGGTTGTTATGGTTAGGCTCGCTGGCGTTGAACATCCGTCTGCGACAACTGGTAAAGCTGGTTGGCAATTGGATAATTCTCCAGATTCCTCCGCCGCGAGTAATGGAACTGCCTATGGGCTTTTTCTAGTAGACGACACCGCAGCCGTCCGTGCGGGCTCTTTCGGAACAGGGTCTCTTGGTGCGATTTTTTATGCAAATTCAGGATATCTTACTCTTTCTGGATCCGCTACCGGCGATGTTGTTACGGCTAATGGCTCCGGCGCTTTTATTGTATCCGCTGGCCCCAACAAAGAATTTAGAATGCTTGTTTACAATTCTGTCGGTGCTGTTGAAGAGAATGTTCTTTTTAATTTTGATAGGAATTCTTCAAAATATATCCGTTCGGTATTTAACACAAATCCGCAATTAACTAATTCAGCAATTGTCGATAGTGCAGATTTAAAATCGTATTGGTTGGGAGAATCATTTCTTCGCGAGGTTTCAGATAACGTTAGTAACACTGCTAAGGGCAGTGTTATCGGGGTTCTCTTAGCACTTGAAAGTGGTTCTTATAACTGGTCTGATAGACAACAAGAAGCCACAGAAGCCAAATCTGGTTGGGTTATTAGCCAAAGAGCTAGCAATCAACAAAGATTATTCCGGTTTAAATGTCTTCATGTTGGAGATGAATTTCAAAAAAATTACATGATTGCGATAGAAGACATTAAAGAGTCGAGTAATCCTAATGTTGAAGCTTATGGATCCTTTACGGTTTCAATTAAAGATTTATCTGGTGGTACAGTTGAGCAATACAATAATGTTAATTTAAATCCTTCATCCCCAAATTACATTGCTAAAAGAATTGGTGATCAATATCAAACGTGGGATGAGACAAATCGTCGCTATTACACTTATGGAGATTTTAAGAATCTGTCTGACTATATTTATGTTGAAATGCAGGCAAACGTTGGCGATGGAGGAGGACAAGGTCTTCTTCCGGCTGGGTTTTTTGGTCCGGTTCGACCAAAAGGGTTTCAGATTGCCAGCGGCTCTCTTGGAGCGCGAACCCAAACCAGCGCAGATGGCACAACTTTATTCCCAGCGGCTTTTGTAAAAGGTGGAGCAGGGGGAACAGCGGGGGCGCTTTCCTATGCCGGAATTGCTGCAATTGGGCACGATAATTTTGTATCATGTTCTGTTGCCGCCACCACCGCATCATTTAACTTTCCAAAACTCGCTCTTCGTGGAGGCGGAACAGAAGGGGGCGCCCCTGATCCTTATCGAGTTCATTATGGAATCAGGCCGAAACTATCATCCACATCAAATCAGAATGATCCAGATTATGGTGATTATTTGAGAGGACTTAACTCTATTGTAGATAGCTTTACACCTTCAACTGATAATTTTGAATATTCTTTCGTCTTTAGTTTAGATGATTTGATTATTAATACAAACACAAATGTTGTTACATATACTTCTGGCTCTTGGTCTAATACCGAGGCCGGAACAAGCACTTCATTTACCTCGCCCAATAATACTGAACAATATTATTCTGGGTCATTTGGAGAACTATTGGATCTTAATGTTCGTCAATTTTTAATGCCAGTGTGGGGTGGAACTGATGGATTTGAGATTACCGAAAGAGAACCAATCAGAAATGATTTAATTGGAGCTACTCTTGCTGAAACAACCAATTATGTACAATATACTCTTAATAGAGCCCTTGATTCTGTAAAAGATCCAGAAATTGTTGCAGCAAATTTATTGGTAATGCCTGGAATTTTTGAGCCATTAATAGCCAATAAGATTATTACAACAGCAGATAGCAGAAAAGATGTTCTCGCCATTGTTGATTTACAAGGTGATTATATCCCTAGGGCAGAATCTAAGGATACTGCTGCTAACCGACTTGGGTCAGTAACAAGTGTAGTCGCAAATACTAAGGCAAGAAATCTTAATTCTTCTTTTGCTTGTGCTTTCTATCCATGGGTTCAAATTTCGGACAATATCAGTGGCGGCCAATATGTTTGGGTACCAGCATCGGTTGCTGCTCTCGGAGCTCTTGGTAAATCACAAGCGCAAGCAGACGTTTGGTTTGCGCCGGCTGGGTTTAATCGTGGTGGGCTTGGAAATCTCGGAGGATCACGCGGTCCAGCCGTTATTCAAGCAAGACAGAGGCTAGATTCTCGAGACAGAGACAAATTATATGAAGTCAACATCAATCCAATTGCAACATTCCCGGCAGAAGGGGTTGTAATCTTCGGGCAGAAAACCTTGCAGTCTGGCCAATCGGCACTAGATCGAATTAACGTCCGGCGCTTGGTATTATTGTTGAAATCTAAAGTTTCTGCGATTTCTCGTAACTTATTGTTTGACAACAACGTTGAATCAACTTGGCTAAGGTTTAAGTCTCAGGTTGATCCAGTTCTTTCAGATATTCGTGCTAGATTTGGTTTAACTGATTATAAAATTGTTTTAGATGAAACAACTACAACACCGGATCTTATAGACCGTAATATTATGTATGCAAAGATCTTCATTAAGCCTGGTCGAGCTATTGAATATATCGTTGTTGATTTTATCATCACAAAAACAGGGGCGGATTTTGTTTAGGCCACTAATTATAACAAACAGGAGATAAATTAAAATGGCGTTTTGGAGCACAGAATTAGACAGCGGCACGAGAGACCCTAAAAGACAATTTAGATTTAAAGTTATCTTTGGCGGACTCGACAATGCCGGCGATGGCGTAATATGGTGGGCTAAAACGGTTAATAAACCAAGCTATACTGTAACAGAATCGGATCATACTTATTTGAATCATAAATTTTATTTTCCGGGAAGGGTTGAGTGGGATCCGGTTACCTTGGCATTGGTAGACCCTGTCTCTCCAAATGCTACTGCTCAAATCAGCGCTCTAATAAGAGCCGCCGGCTATACAATCCCTGGCGATGCTAGTACATTAGAAACAATGTCAAAAGGTAAAGCCACAACATCTCTGGGCGCCGTATCAATTATACAGGTTGATGCTGAAGGTAAATCAATTGAAAACTGGTCACTTAAAAATGCTTTTATAAAATCAGTTAAATTTGGTGATTTAGATTATTCTGGTGACGATCTGATTCAGATTGATCTTGAGCTGCGTTATGACTGGGCCGAGCTGTCCT